GTTTCAAGTCAAGAATGGTTATACAAACTTGAATTTGGATGGTGGAGAATGTATTGCGACACGGTGTTCGGAGCGACATATTATAAAAACAATCCGCAAGGACAATTGATAAGCGCATTCAATCCTTCGCAGCTAATGAAGAATGACCAGACATTAAAAAGATTAGATGTATTCGGCGCAGTGATGGTTCTATACCAATCACTTGTTACCGATGTATCTAACTTGAACGATGTTGATATGGCGAACTATAAGTTTGCTCAAGAACGATGTGAAACCGAGTGGGCAAAGGCTAGAGAACTCTCTAACTTTTATGACTTGGCTAACAATGCTCCTAATGGTCCAGCTACTAAGCTAGAAGAAAATTGGTTAGCAGACGTTGATTACTTTAACGGTGATCGGAGATTCTTCTAATGTCAGCACCTACAATTACACAAGATCAAATCATACAGGCTTTGAAAGTATCATTGCCCAATGCGTATAACATACCTTTGTATGGTGAGTTCCCAAGTGATTCGGATATAGTTAGATTTGGTATATACACTAGTGAAGTCTTCACTGTGAATCGTATACCCAATCAACTTGGTGTTACTTTAGGAGCAAGCGTCTACAATGCGATAGATCAGTTCCAAATTGTTTATATAAGCTTTCAAGACGATAATAACATTCAATCAGTCAATGGTATCATTAGTAACTTGGTAACCCACGTGGTTCCTGGCACTTCAATTCCATTGTTTGACGGGTATTTCGAAAGAGACCACTCAACAGTAATGTACTATGGTGTGAATAGCGAGAAGTTTACCTGGACATTCAATTTAACAAGATTAGAATTTCAATAAGCCACTACAAAGGAGAATATAATGGCAAGAATTACAACAAATACAACTGGTACACAACCAGTCATCGTTATCGGACTAGTTGGTTCGAACTTAGCGAATGCTACAACTTCAATCACAATCCCGTTCATTCAGGATTTGACGATCACTAACTCTACTGGTGTGTATTCGTACACAACTTTCAGTGATGTTGATCAACGTAAATTGAGCACACCTGCTAACAACGAATTAAGCACTAACATCGTTATTGATGATACTACTTTCTTCGGTTCAAACGCAATTGGTACCACAGCAGCAGAATTAGGCTTGATGAGTCTTAGTTCAAACAAAAACCCATTAGACTTCCAAGTCTTTTGGGCTGGTAAAACTACTGGTACTACTGATCGTGTTACTACTGGAACTGGTTTCATTACTAACATTGCTAGCAAGACAAGCCCAACGGCTCCTGTCTGGGTTACTCCACTCAACATCGCTGTTGATGGTGGAATGGTAACTGCTACAAACGGTTAATCACTAGCTGATATAAGAATGGGGCACTCACAAGGTGCCCTGTCCTTTAACAAATTATGAAAGAAAAACAAATGAACAATGTATGGTTAAAGACCGACGAAGAAAAACTCCGCTCACTAATCAGTGACGAGGCACGCAACAAGCCTATCCTTGAAGATATGCTCAACTCAACTAGGCAACTACTTGCCAAACAAACATTTAGATTAGCATTACTCAATCAATTACTTGATGAGCTTATTGCCAGCGAATCTAAAAAGACTAAATAGTATACAATCATTTAACAAAAGGAATTAACATGCGTCTCAATCAATTATCAGCAAAGCCCGTTCTAGTACTTGTCACTCTTGACGATGAAGCCACGATCACAGAATTCAGTGAAGCACTTGAATTCCACACTTGGGATCGTCAGCCAATGGATGTGTTTATGAAGCTTGCTAACATGGACCAGAGTAATCCAGGCGCCATTATTGATATCGTCAGGACATTGATTCTTGATGAAGCTGGTAAGCCAATTCTCTCTGATGACAATATGTTGCCAACTAAAGTTTTGATGCGAGCAATTGCCAAGGTATCAGAGCAGTTGGGAAAGTAACAGGCGGCTCCATTGGTGAACATTCAAAGGAAATGTATACGATTCTAACAATTGAAACCATGGCAAAGCGTTATAAGATGCTGCCAAGTGAAGTGTTAGAACGTGGCAACACCTATGATTTGTATATAATGGACGCTGCCATAGCATATCATAACTATCAAACTAATAAGGCATCAGGCAACCAAGAAGCGCCACCTGAACTTACTGACGATGAAATGATAGCAATGATGGCTGATATCAGACAGGGACAAGTATGAAGATAGCGCAAGCAATTGTACAGCGTGAATTGATAAAACTCACGATTGATGATGAGGGCATAGTAATGCAATGGGGTGAGCCTCTTGATTTCTACACTTGGAATAAACAGCCAATTGAAATTATGCTTGCTTTTGCTGCTTCTCATACTGATAATTACATTAATATAGAAAACATTCTTGCTAAGCTTATTCTTAATAAAGATGGTGAGCAAGTATTGACAGCAGGTTATAAGATGCCAAACGATGTTCTATTAGCGGCATATCTTAAATTAGTAGAAGCATTATCCTAGGAATATATGGCAGCAATTTCATTACAGTTTGATACAAAAGCATTACAAGCAAAAATAAAAGCAATCGCTCAAGTTAAAGCGGCTGTAATGCCAGTTGCCTATAAATTCTTCGTTGCTCACACTCCAATTCGCAGTGGAAACGCTCGTTCTAAGACGGCATTAAATAATAATGTAATCAATGCGAACTATCCTTACGCAAGCAACTTAGATGCAGGTAGATCAAAACAAGCGCCACAAGGTATGACTAAACCCACAGAGGATGAAATCAAACGCCTTGCTGCTGCTTATATTAAACAAAATGGAATAAAATAATGGCTGATATTAATGTAACAATGGCACTGGATGATACCCAGTTAACATCAAAACTTGCCGCTGCCACAAAGAATGCTGAATCGTTTGGTACTAAAGCCAAAGCGGCAATGAATAGCGCGTCAGATGGCACTGATAAATTGACTCACGGAGTAGAAGGTCTTAATCATAAATTAGAAGGACTTGCTGGATTAATGGTTGGGGTTGGGCTTACTGAATTTATTAAAAGTTCATTAGAAGCTGCTTCTGCCACTGCTGAAATGGCTCACGCACTTGGTGTATCAACTGCCTCAATGATTGAAATGCAATTAGCAGCATCAGTCTCAGGTAAGAATGCCGATGATCTTGGCAAGATGATGAACAAGATGGAAATTGCTGCGCAGGGAGCAGTAGATGGAAACGGTAATTTAAAACAATCATTCTTAACATTAGGTGTAACAACCAATGACTTTCGTTCAAAGAGTCCGGATGAAATATTTAGACAAATAGGTAAAGCATTACAAGCTATTGAAGATCCTGCTAAGCGTGCTTCATTATCAATGGACATTTTCAGCAAAGCCGGGCGTGGTATGGACTGGAAAGATTATAATGATAAGCTTGACCAAGTAGCGGGTACACAGGATAAAGCAGCAGTGGCAGCAGAAGCAGCCAAGAAAATGATGGACGAGATGGCCATCAAAGCGCAAGCAGTGCGTTTTGAATTCCTTCAATTAATTCAGCCCATGTTAGATTTCATTGGCGATAATTCAAATGGATTGAATGGTGCTAAGTATGCTGCTCAAGGTTTATTAGTAGTAATGGCTGGCTTTACTGCCGGAGCAATCGTAACTGGTTTGCGTTCATTGATAGGTGTAGTAAGTGGAGTAGCGGCCGCATTTGCAGGGCAAGCAGTAGCAGTTGGTGTAGCAGCAGCAGCCACAGTAGGATTGACAGCGGCTGATATGGCATTACTCAGAGTAGAAGCAGCAGCAGCCACAGCAAGAGCCGCGGCATTAACTGTAATTGTTGCTGAAAATACAGCTAAAATTGCGTCATTAGCCACTACAGAGCTTGATATTGTCGCCACTGCTACTTTAACAGCGGCAAAACGAGCATTATGGTTGGCAACGGGTCAATTAGCATTAGCAAATGGTACAGCAGCCGGCGCAACGGCAGCATTAGCCGCGGCAGAAGGTGTCGCAGCAGTGGGCGCAGTAGGTGCAACTGCGGCAGTGGGTGGATTAGCAGTGGCCGAGGGCGTTGCTACAGTGGCAACAGGTGGATTGCTAGCCGGTGTAATATCTTTATCAGTAGCTTTGGCTCCATATGTGCTGGGAGTATTAGCATTAGCAGCCGCATATAAGGTAATGACTGACGAATCTTTGCGCAGTAAAATTGGTATGGCCGGTATGATGGATGATGCGTCATTCGCCAATGGTACTGCTAACTTTGATGATATGTCCGCTGCTGCCAAGAAGTTAGGTAATGAAGCTAACAAGACTGATGAGACAATGAAGCGTCTTGGTATCACTGTCAATGGTAACGCAGGCGGTGGACGCGGCACAACTCCAGTTACAAGACCTTCATCACCTATGATGGGTAAAGAAAATGTTGATTTAGATCCAAATGCGGCCGCAGTCCAAGGACTAAAAAATCAAGCACAACAATTACAATTAGTCAATGCGCTTACATTGGCCCGTTTAGATATAGAAATTAATCTAGTCAACGCAAGTGAAGCAAGTCGTAAATCTATCCTAGCAGAATTTGATGCGGGTGCCCAAGCCGGCAAAGAAATGCTTAGAATTCAAGGTGAAATTAAAAGACTTCAAGTTGAACAAGCGAATAGTACTGATAAATCTAAAAATCAAGGTCAAATTGATGAACTTAAAAAACAATCAGCCGCATATTCTGCGCAAGCAGCAGCAATTGGCGAGCGTAATAAAAAATTAGTTGAGGCACAGAATTTAAATGCCATGGAATTGTTCATGACTGAACAAAAACTTAAAGTTACTGAAAATCTAAAAAGTATTACTACTGAGATGGATCAGATGACCATGACTAATGATGAAAAGAAAATTGATAATATCAATAAACAGATTCAAGCCGAAGTAGCATTAGCAATTGCCAAGAGACAATCACAATTAGGTACTGGTGAAGTAGTGAGTGAAACTGAAGCAGCAGCCATTAAAGAACGTATCACCGGTATCTATGAAGTACAAAAGATAGCAACTGCTGATTCAATCGCCAAGAGCCGCGAATGGAACACTGGATGGAACTCGGCATTCAAGCAATATGTTGAAGACGGTACTAACGCAGCTAAAATGGCCAATGACGCATTTAGTTCAATGACTTCTAATATGAATTCAGCAATTGATAACTTTGTAACTACTGGTAAGTTCTCATTCGCAGATTTTGCTCGTTCAGTATTACAAGACTTGCTTAAAATTGAATTGAAAGCACAGGCAGCAACTGCTATGAAAGCAATTGGTGGAGGAATCGGTGGATTCATTGGTTCATTGTTTGGATTCGCTGAAGGTGGTGATCCGCCCGTTGGTAAAGCAAGTATCGTTGGTGAGAAAGGTCCTGAGTTGTTTGTACCCAAGCAAGCTGGAACTATTATCCCTAACAACAAGCTTGGTGGAGGATCGGCACTATCATCAGCACCCGCTCCAGTAGTGAATAACACTTACATTACTAATCACGTTTCAGCAATTGATGCTAAATCAGTGGCACAGTTATTCGCTGAAAATAGAAAAACACTTCTTGGCACAGTTAGACTTGCCGAGAAAGAAATGCCGTACGGCAGATAAGGAATTAAAATGGCTACTGGTCTACAAACAATAATTAATGGCTGTAATGGCATCCAAATCAATCGCAGAAATGTCGTTGGTATTCAATACACTCGCAATGAGATTCCACGAGTATCACAAACACCAACGCGAAACCCATGGAAAATATCAATTGATATGCCCAACTCATTTCGTTATAGTGAAGCACGAGCATTGATGGAAGCGATTGATACACTTGATACAACTACTCCACAGATAGTTTCGTTTGGTAATAATCCAAATCTAAGTTGGATATTTGCCTATCAAGGACAATTAAATGCTTCACAGCGCAATCAAATGGCTGTCCAATCATTCGTGGGTGATGTGCTTACACTTAGTACTTTGCCTGTTGTCCCATCGTCAAGAGTAATATTTGAACCTAATGATCTAATTCAATTTGGTAATTTGCCTTATCCATTCACTGTTACTCAGCAAGTATTGCGTGGATCAGCTCCAACCGTTTCAATGGTACTAAGCAGACCAAATATATTATCCACGAATGTAACAGGATATGGATTAACCATTGGTAATGCGTGTTCATTCAATATGTTCTGTCCTAACATGCCAACTTATAAATTGATTCCAGGTGGACAGATGATGTCAAATGGATTGGTTAGCAACAACGCATTGATAGAATGGTCGGATAAGTTCTTCTTGTACGAGTTTGTTGGTACCGCATAAATAGATTAAAGGAACAACTTAATGCAAAATATTCCAGCAGTAGCCGGCGATAAAACGAATGTAATTAATGCTGAATTCATTCGTCTAACAATTTATAATGATGTGTCAAATCTTGCTGATGTTACAATTCATACATTCAGCTCAGCCTATAAAGAAGAAACTATCGATGGGCAAGTCTTTTCACCGCTTGGTGGATTACTCGCCGTTGGTGTACAGCCCAGAGATATGCGTGTTACATCGGCTGATACTTCAGTTGCCTTAAGCGGGATTGATGGTGATAATATATATATTGTTCTTGCTGAAAAGATTAAAGGAAGTAAATTAGAAATATATCGCGGATTCTACAATGAGAACTTTGTGATGACCACTGCTTATAAACGATTCACTGGAATTATTACAAGCTATAACATCTCAGAAGATCGCCACGATTTAGTTGATACATTCACTATCAACATTAATGCTTCCAGCTATAAAACAGTGTTACAGAATCGTATGGCAGGAAGAAAGACTAATTCTACTTCATGGAAAGAATTCTATCCCACTGATACTAGCATGGATCAAGTAGCATCATTAGCGGATTCTCCATATGATTTTGGTAGTCCAACTCCATTAAGTTCATCCAATCCAAGTGTGGCATCAACCGGCGCACAAACATACACAGTTCTTAATAGAGGTTAATATGATCATAAGAAATGCGACTAAATTTGATTCACCTCAAATACTTAATATGATTTGGAATTTTCGTGATGGAGGCCCAGCCGGCGCAGCATCCAGTATAACTAGCGAGGAAACTCCATTGAGATTAATCTCTATTATGCTAGCGGGAGGCGGCATTGCCCTAGTATCTGAGCAAGAAGGTAAGTTAACAGGTATGTTATTAGCAATAAAAGCTCCACATATGTGGGATAACTCTATATATGAAATGCACGAAATAATGTTCTGGGTTGAACAAGAGCATAGAGGCAGCACAGCAGGTTATCGCCTTATCAATGCTTATGTTACAGCATGTGATGATCTTAAAGATGATAAACAAATAGTAGGATATTCAATGAGTCAAATGAACGGTCAAAAATTAAAATACGAACGCTTTGGATTTAAGCGTGCCCACGAATCCTGGAGCGCATAATGGTAGGATTTCTAATAGCTGCGGCAGCAGCATTCATCTCATCAATATCAGTTGCATCAGTTGTTGCTTTCGCGGCAAGAACATTACTTACCATTGGTGTGGCAAAATTACTTTCAAATCGGTCTGATGGTGGAGCACAAACAGGCGCGCAAGATGCGGGTGCTCGTGTTCAATTACAACCTGCTACTAATAATAAAATACCTGTAGTATATGGCTCTGCTTTCATTGCTCCTACTATCACTGATGCTAAGATTAGTACTGATAGTCAAACAATGTGGTATGTATGTGCCCTTGCTGAAAAAACAAGCGGAACATATTCCTTTGGTGATATCTACTATGACGGTAAGAAGGTTACATTCGATGGAACAGATCATACTAAAGTAGTAAGTCTAACAACTACTAGTGATCCTGTACAGGTTGATACAAAGATTGATGGTAAGCTTTTCATCTATCAATTCTCAAATGGTAGTAGCTCCGGAGTCAATACTTCGCAAACTGCTATTGACATTTTATCAGATCCTGCTATTCCAGCTGCACAGCGTTGGACAGCAAATAATGTAATGGGAAGCTGCGCTTTTGTAATTGTTAAAATAATTTACAATCGTGATGCTAATACAATTAATCTTGGTCAATTAAACATTCAATTGAATAATACATTAACAAAGCCGGGCGCTGTGTTATATGACTATTTCACTAATACCATATATGGCTGTGCTATTCCTGCGGAAAATGTTGATTCTCTTTCTTTGAATGCGCTTGACACATATGCCGATCAAGTAATTACATATATCCCGGTTGGTGGAGGAACAGCAACCCAACCAAGATATCGTGTTAATGGGCCCATCAATACTGGTAATGATTGCCTCACTAACTTACAGCAAATTATTGATACATCTGATTGTTGGTTACAATTTAGTGAGATAACTGGGCAGTGGAAGGTTGTTATCAATCGCAGTTTTCTAGACTATTCTACGCTTGCCAATTTATATCATGTAACTGATAGTCAATTAATTGGTGGTATTAATATTAATCCAATTGATTTGAATTCAACTTATAATTCAGTTGAAGTTCAATATCCCGATCATAATATTAGGGACCAAACTAATTACTCAGTGACTAGTTTGTATGAAACCGACCCTGGTATTATCAGCCCCAATGAACCTAATAATCGTTTGACACTTCAATTCCCACAAGTTAATAACTTTATTCAAGCAACTTATCTAGGTATTCGTCGTTTATATCAGGGTCGTGAAGATTTGATTATATCCTTCTATATGGATTACTCAGGTATCCAAATTGATGCCGGTGATGTAGTGCGTATTACTTTCGCACCATATGGATGGGTAGACAAATGTTTTAGAGTTCAACAAGTTCAAGAATCTAAAGATGAGAAAAGTAATCTTGGTGCTCACATAACTGCGTTTGAATATAACAATACAATTTATGCCGACAATACCATATTGAATTTCGTTCCAGAAGCTAATACGGGATTAAGTAATCCTAATATTATTGGTGTTGCTGGAACACCTATTATTACTGATTATTATTACGAAGATGGATCAATCTCATATTTTACTGTTGAAAGTACCGTACCAATTACTGGATCTGTATTATATATGGATTTTAATTATGGTACATCAACTGATCTGAGTACTCATAGATTATACCGTACAGTTTCAACCGGTAATGGTTCTGCTTTTATACCTGGACAAACTGTTAAAATCACAGTAACTGATCTGGTTGCTGATACGTATTATTGGTCAATGAATGCGCGTAATAATAGTTCCGGCAATACATCACCAAATAGTTCAGCACACAATTGGACTGGTTTAGGAATATCAGTTTATAACCCAGTTTCCAATACAGGCGGTGTAGCATATTCAAATATGGCACCGGGTGGTACTGGGTTTTCATTAACTGATAGTTTTGGAACAACAGATACGGTACCATTTCCAGGATTCATTAATGTACAGACAAGTGGCCAAAGACATGCACCAATGGTAATACCAGGTAATACTGCCGGAGCCATAATACCTACTAATAAATATTGGCCATGGGGGCAAGGTACAGCATCTACTGCTGAGGGATATTATACAAATAGTACTGGTCCTTATTTACCTGATCCGGGCGCATCCTATTGCGTTGTAAATGAAGGCGGCTCAGGTTGGTTTAGAACAGCTATCATTAATACTAACGGTTCATTACAGTCCTATGAAACTGGAGAATATTTTTACAATCTTACATTAACAACTGACGTAGCCGGAGCAAGAATTCAAATATGCCCATATGCTATATTTGGTGGATCAAATCCAACCCCGATAAATCAATATCAATTATCAACAGAATATCAAGAAGATTTAATATTAACTAACGTGGCACCATTTATAAGTTCAATCTCGCTGCGTCTGAGTTTAGGAGGAAGTGTTTCAATATTAACAGCAGGATTGGCCGTTAGAAATTTAACACCAGGTGCCAATGTGTATATTTTAACACAAACGGCCGTACTCAAACAACTTAAATAGGATAGTTATGAAGACCGCAATATCAATATCACAATCATTGAATATAATAGAAGAAGCCATCCTCGAGGAATTCATTATATTCGCCAAAGCTTATAATATATTCCAAGTTAGTAGTAATGAATTCTATAATATGAATTGTAAGAGAATTCGGGATAGATTAGAAAAAGAGAATCTTACCGAAGATGATCTTAAATAAAACAATAAATAGATATAAGGAAATAAAAAAATGAGTTTACTTTTAACAGGTGCTAAGACAATTACAGTCGCCGGCACACCAATGGAATGTATAGAAATATACACGGGCGAGGCGTATACATTGCCATTCGCATTCACAGATACAGTGGGAACGCCGATTAATTGTACTGGATGGACTCTTGGCATGGCTGCTAAGTTCTATACTTGTACTGCTGTTAGTTCAGGAGATACAGTTGATATTTCTAATTTAGTATTGAATACACCTCAACCAACGACAGGCGCAGGTACTTATTCAGCCAATTTAACAACGGCATTTACTACTATTACTTCTGGTATTGGTTATATCTATTTGCCAGTTGGACTTGGCGATGGATCTGGTACTCCTAATCCTACTCCAGTGCCCACATTAACACAACTTACTTCTGTATTGGCAATTGTTACAATGACTGTGACACGCACTGATACAGTAAGTGGTAAGAGTGATGTTAATAGAGAACCATTTGGAATAATCATAAGGTATCAATAATGTCTGAGATTCTTAACAACTTAGTAATCCAACCGATTACTGCCACGATTGTAGTAGGAACGACTCCTATTAGCATTACACCCACGGCCACTCAATTGAATATCTATGGCGGAGTTGCGCAACCCACTACTCCCACTTCTCTTAATGCTGATATTAGTAATGTTCATATAAGTAGTGGAACAAATGGATTCGTGTTACAAACAGATGGTACAGGTAATTTAACTTGGACAGCGCAAATAGGCGGTGGTGGGGGTAATGGTGCACCAGGCGGTGCTAATACACAAATTCAATATAATAATTCCGGAGTATTCGCTGGAGCAGCTGGATTTACATATAATTCAGTTACAGGTAATGTTATTATGCCCGGTAATTTAACAGTAGCTGGAATTCTTAGTGCCAGTGTTGCCACCTCATTACATGCTAATGTTGCGGATTCAGCTAATTCAGTTAACGCAGCTAATATAGCAGGCATAGTTGATAATGCTAATTATGCCGCATATTCAGGTAATATTACAATTTCAGCACAACCAAACATCACATCAGTTGGAACACTAACATCATTGATTATTAATGGTACTGCCACTCTCCAGCAAGCTGTAGAAAAAGTTAATATTATTACAGCCGGTGCCAATTCAACAAGTAATGTTCATATAAATTTATTGGATCAAGCAATTACATATTATAATGCTAATGCGACAAGTAATTTTAGTATATATGTTGCCGGTAATTCCACTACAACATTAAATTCAATATTAGCAATTGGTAAAAGTATTACTTTCAGTTTATTATCTGTTAATGGTACTCCGGGCTACTACGCAAATTTATTTTATATCGATGGAGCATTACTTACCCCTAAATATGTAGGTGGTGCTCCTACTAATGGTACCAATGGTGCTATAGATGTTTACACCTACAATTTAATTAAAACTGATACTAATACATGGACTGTATTGGGTAGCAAGTTGGGATATATCTAATGCCTATCATGTCATCCATGGGAGCATTAACATATGGGAGAACAACTCCAGGACCATATATACCGTATTATGGGGAATTTATGTATGGTGGATATTATGCCGGAGTATATCAATCTCAATATTTAATTGTTGCGCCCGCATCAACTGAATTTGTAGGCCAATATAATACAGTGTATTCATCGTGTGAAGCCTTAGTATCAAGTGGATACACTGATTGGCACATGCCATATGGCGCAATGTATCCTCAAATGGCGGGCGCGTCTAACGGGCCAGGTTGGCCCCCATCACAATATTATAATGTATCATTAAGTTCTTTACGAAATTATTGGGTACGTAATGGTTATCCATTAACTCCAAGTAGTAAATTAACTTCTGTTTATATATTTGCTACTGGCGCATTTGATTTAAATTATGGAACTAGTATTTTTAGTTGCCGGGCAATTAGATTACAGACTCCAATTTAAATAAAAGTATAAATACAATATCGGTCACTCAACTTACTCTGCGAGGTAGCAGAGTAAGTATATGCGGGGCAGCATTAGGAGCACAATATGGCAAAATTCAGCCAAAAAACACTTACCCAGGTCGCGGGATTTGACGGCCAAATTCTAGCACAAGAACTTGTTTACAATCAACAAGACTTTTGGAATATGGCGTGGAACACAGTTGATAATCAGGGTAATACTACTCCTGTTAGTCTTGTTGGCGCGACAATCTCAGCACAAATCATTCGCAGATTAATCGTTGGTCTTACTGACACACGCACTGGTCTTGATTTCAATATACTTGACTTCCCAAGTGATCCTCCTCCATCAGTCATTGATTTACCAATTGTAAATCGTGCTGATGCAGCGGGCACATTCACCATGGTCATTAATGATGATGTATGGGGCGTAATGGCAGATGATCCTCAACTTAATATAGCGGTCAATGATCCTGTATGTTTCACGGGTCGTATTAAGATTAGCTTTCCCGCAGTTGGAACTCAGCCTGCTTATGACGAAGGTATCTTCTTATTATTCTTGATCACCAGCGACGGAGTTGTAAACTAATATGGCACAACAAGTAAACATTCAAAACGCAGTAAGTCTTCAATCAGTCACCGTAACAGGTTCAGGTGCTACTCAAGTTGTTGTTTCTGAAGCCACAAATATTCATTCAGTCAATATTGAAACTGCCTCTACAATCAATGTGGAAATAAGCCGCGCTGCCATTAGTACTGTAACTAATGTTGAGCACGCCAATACTGCTAACTATGCGACGAACGCAGGCAATGCTGTTAACAGTGCCCACGCAGTTGTTGCTGATTCAGCCAACTTAGTAAGTGGTTCTAATGTACAAGGTCCAGTGACCAGCGCAGGTTATGCGACAAACGCAGGCGCTGCTGTTACTGCTGGTTCAGCTTCAGTGGCTTATTCAGTAAGTGGTGCTAATGTATCCGGTACTGTTGCCAATGCGACACACGCAGCTACAGCAGGTAGTTCAGTAATTGCTAACTCTGCCAACGCAGTAGCAGGTGCTAATGTTTCAGGCACTGTTGCCAATGCGACATACGCTACAAGTGCTGGTTCTGCTGTCAATGCTACATTCTCAACAGTGGCGCAAACTGTTACTACTCATGCTCAACCAAATATTACTTCAGTTGGTAATCTTACATCATTAACTTCAATTGGCAATATCACTGCCCCTTACTTCATTGGTAATGTTGTTGGTAACATCTCTGGCAATCTTACTGTGCCAGGAACAAATACAGCAGTCATATTCAATGAATTAGGTGCTGCTGGTGCCAGTGATGCTTTCAAGTTTGATTATGCTGCTAATGTACTGACTGTACTTGGTAACATTGCTGCCACTAACATCTCTGGCAATGGTTCTGCTTTAACTCATTTAAGCGCAGCCAATATAGTTGGTACCGTTGCTAACGCAGCTTATGCTACAACGGCTGGTTCTACTGTAATTGCTGACGCAGCCAATGTTGCTTATTCAGTAAGTGGTGCGAATGTTTCTGGAGAAGTAGCAAACGCAGCATACGCAACTAATGCGGGAACTGCTGACCTTGCTACTTACGCAACTACTGCTAATGCTGTCGCAGGTGCGAATGTTTCTGGAGAAGTAGCAAACGCAGCTTATGCCACTACATCAGGTACTTCTTATTCAGTTGATGTTGCTAATGTCTCTGGAATAGGTAACATTGCCACACTAAACTTAGACGGAAGTGCTACTAATGTACTATACGGTAATGGTGTGTTCTCAGCACTTCCAGCATATGATGCTAACTATGCTAATTTCGCAGGCACTGCTTTCAGTGTGTCTGGATCTAATGTAACCAGTGAAGTAGCAAACGCAGCATACGCAACTAATGCGGGAACTGCTGACCTTGCTACTTACGCAACAACAGCAAACGCAGTAGCAGGTGCTAATGTTTCTGGTGAAGTAGCCAACTCAGCATACGCAACTACAGCAGGTTCTACTACGATTGCTGACGCAGCCAATGTTGCTTATTCAGTAAGTGGTGCTAATGTTTCAGGAGAAGTGGCAAATGCTACATACGCAACTAATGCCGGTACTGCTTATAGCGTATCTGGTTC